TCTTACTAACAAATTTGACATTAGGGCAATTGTTATAGCACTTACGTCATACACATCTACATCATTTACGTCAGATTCATTTACATTGACAATAGGAACAATACCTCAATTAACGGTTAGATTTGACATAAAAAGTGTCCTTGCAGGAAGACTTGGTACATTCAGATTTGACATTAGACAGGCAGTATCAGATACAGTTCAAAGCAAGTTTGACTTGAGACAGGCTATCACTGACACATTAAGCATAAGAATAGGTCTTGCTCATCAGATATCTAAAGTTGTTACAAGTTTGTTTGACATTAGACAGGCAATAACTGAGACATCTACTAACAAATTTGACATTAGACATATTATATCTGACACATTGACAAACAGATTTGATATTAGAAACACAATATCTGACACATTTACTGGTAAATTCTATGTTAGACAGGCAATAACCAAGGTATTAAACGGTAGATTTAGAATGCAGATGTATGCTATTAGGACATTGACATCCAAATTCCATATAAAATTCTTGATAACCAATACGCGTAAGGTCAAGACCAGGGCATCAAGATTCATAGTAAGAACTGGAAATAGCAGTAACAAAGTCAAGACTACTGGTTCCTCAAAGAATGTAAAATCTTTATAAGATACAAAACAATGGTAATATTATGAGTATGTTCATGCGTAAAAGAGACATAGAATTTGTCGAAAAGGTGGGGAGCAGAAGAACAGTATCACTAACACTAACAGATGACGTAGGAACAGTAATAGACTTGTCATCAACTACCACGTATAACTCAGGCAAATGGAAGGTATGGAAGCCAGACGGAACGCTGATAATTGACGGTGCTGTTACATTTGCTAATAGGTCTAATGGTCTTGTTTCTTATGATCTTACTGCCGCCAATACATTGTTGGCAAACGCAGGAGTATGGGAAGGAGAAGTAGAAATATTCAATGATTCTTCTGTCATGAAAGTACAGTCAAATACTTTTACATTCACAATTATAGAGTCTTATTAGGCTAAGGTTTATTAACTATATAGATATCTATACCGTATGGTATTAAATAAAGTAGTAGAAGACAATGCATATTTTGCTTTTAGAAAATCACAGATGAAGGCAATGCATACGGAAAGATTGGGAGTCATACACGTTTCAGATTTGATTAAACCTTGTATGAGAAATGTAATGTATGGTAAAAATACCCCTGATGAATACAAGACTATGGACACGGAAAACATGAAGTCACTTTACTTTGGTCAAATTTTACATTCTTCAAGCGACGTTGCGGAAGAAAAATATCACGAGATGTTTCTTGCATATGATTATGTCAAGGACGTTGCATTGACTTATGAGGAAGCAAAGAAAATTCCGCAGGATGATGCAAGACAGTTGGATATAATTTATGGAAGTGTTGACGATGTGATAGAGGTTGACGGAGAGTTTGTCATAACTGACAAGAAGACAACTGGATCCATAGAGTATTTTCAGAAGCATAACTCAAACGCCTCTGACTCTCACATGGCACAGATTAACTGTTACAGAGTTTTGCTAAACAAATGCTATGACATTGATGCAAAGAAAGGATGCGTGATATATGTATCCAATTCCGTGTCAAAAGAGAAGAGAGACAAGCCTACACCAATATCATTTGTACTAAAGAAACCTGAAGATACGATAAAAGCAATGATAACCAACGCCAATGTAATAAAAGATTCCTTGACATCTGGAGACTTGCCTGAACGACAAAGAAATTATTTGTGTGACGGAATGTGTGACTATGCAAGCAAGTGCTTTTCTACATTTGGGGAAGATTAATGAAAATTATATCTCCTGAATGCCATACTCACAGACATTTTGATTGTCCTGTAAAAAGGATTAATATAAAATGCGAATGTTTATGTCATAAGGTGTCAGGAGAATAGTATGATATATCCTGCCTGTAAAAGAGATATGCATAAAACCTGTCCAAAACAGTATGCTGGTTTAGAGTCTTGCAGTTGTGAATGTCATAGATTTGAGGAATAATGAAGGTATATTTCAACGCAAATAACAAGGCAACTCGTGAGGCACTGATAGACTGTGGAGTAAAAAATGTCATGGTTGCTCACAAGTATGCTTATGCCAGCATAGACAAATATCGTGACAACTTTGAGTCTCTGTTTGTAGTTGCAGGAGTAAAAGGAGACAAGGAAAAGTATCGTGAATGGCTGATAAAAAACAAGGAAAAATATGACTATGCCACACAGTTTGATATATTCTATGACATGGAAGCCACAATGAAATGCCTGCAAGAGGAAAGAGACATGGGAATAGACTGGACTATACCAGTTCTACAGCAGAATTATTTACAGCATATATCCAGACTTAAGCCAAAGAGAGACGACTATGTTTGTTTGGGGGAGATAAAAGGAAAAATAGAAATGGAAGACCAGATAAGAAAACTACCACCGTTAAAATATCACGGACTGGCAAAAGGAAACTTTATCAAAAGAAACAGAATGTTTGAATCAATAGACACGTCAGCATGGATATCAGCCGCAGTATCTAAGAAGACAGAAATATGGATGAATAACAGTACCATCTCAATGTACTTTGGAAACAAAGGAAAGGGAATGGTTTCACAACTTCAATATTACTTGGAAAAATACAAGGACAATATGGACAAGATTGGAATAACAAAACAACAGGTGTTAGATAATGATTATAATGCTCTTTTAAAACTACCTTTTGCTGTTTTATTCATGCCGATGTGTAAATCTTTCAACATATATGATGCAAATTTCAAATAACTTTATAAGTAACTACTACAATTAACTTATGGTTGTCGGGGATTACCACCGTGTTCTACGCGTTGAGTGCGGATCAGCAGTAGCCCTCTTAAACCCGTTCTATCAGGTCGATAGCGAATAAGCACGTAAGACTTATTCCTTCCCTTTTGGGAACAAGTGTAACTTTAAATACTCGTTCTATTAATTTGTTTATATGGCTGATGATATTATAATTAAAGAAGAAAAAGGCAAGATGTTAGGAACAGTAGACAAAAGAAAATCAGTCAGTTCACTCAATGCCGCAAAACATTTACGTTCTGCTGAACTGCCAGCCTTGTGTAACGACTGTATTTACAGGTCTATTGATACAGGGGGCAATGGAAAATGTCCAAAATACGAAGCAGATGCATCATGTGCAATAAGAGAAGACATACAGAAAGTTATAGGAGATATGGATACAAGAGATCCAGAACAGTTGAAAGGCATACTGGATTACTTGGTTAAATTATACACAGAGCAGATATTTGTAGCACTTGGAGAGTCAAAAATGGATGGCAATATTCCAGATAGAAACACCAATGCACAGTTAAACTCATTGCTAAAGATTATCAACACTATGGTTGAATTGTCAGGAAAGGTAGAGATAAAGGAAACCCAGGTATTTGACGAGAAAAACATCATGAAAAGTATATTTAAAGAGATGACGGCAAAGAAATCTATGATGGAAGATGGCTCGAATAAGTGAAGAAGACGTCAAGAAACGTGAAGATTTTGTAAAGACGTTTGTAGAATGTGCTCAGAAACCTTCAGTATTTTCAGATATATTTTTGAATCATAACCTGTTTGATTATAACAAGAAATATGTTGACTGTCTGGACAGGTTTATCGTATACAGAAGCGGTAGACAGGTGGGTAAAACCATGTCAACTGCCGTCAAAGCAATACATTTTGCATTCTTTGCACCTATGTTGTTGGATACTGTAAAGAGAGAATGTACTATTTTAATAGTAGCACCTACACAAAACCAGGCAAGTATCATGTATGACAGAATAAGAGAACTTATTACAGGAAGTGATATGCTTGGAGATTACATAGTAAGAAACACACAGACAGAGATGTGGCTAAGATGGCTTGATGACAAGGGAACTACAAAGATTGTAACAAGGGCAACAGGAGAAACAGGTACAGGATTGAGAGGTTATTCTCCACACGTAATCATAGTGGACGAATGCTCGTTTATCAAGGAAGACATTCTTACCGCACTTTTTCCAGCAGGAGCCGCAACAAGAGCAAGAGTGTGGTTGACTTCTACACCGTTTTCAATGATGGGTTATTTTTACAATGCTTGTACTAATTCAAAAACATTGAACGGAGAACCTGTTTCATCTGATGGTCAGTGGACACAGTTTCATGTAAAGTCTACCGACAACCCTATGATTGCAAACGATCCAGACTATATCAAGTTCTTGGAGAATCAAACCAGAGAAAGTTATGCATTGGAAGTGTTGGGAGAGTTCTTAGAAATAGGTAACGCACTTATTCCACAGAATCTTTTGCAGGATGCAATGACGGATGGAAAGCCTTATGGCGGTGTAAAATATTATGTCGGTGTAGACGTTGCAAGAAGTGGTATGGACGAGACAGTATTCACTGTAATATCCAAGGATGAAAATAACATTGTGTTTGTAGTGCATCAGGAAAAAGAAGGTCAGTCAAACATAGTTGATGTTGCAGGAAGAACACAGGAACTTGCAGAGAAATTTCATGCTGAGATGATATATGTGGACGAGACTGGATTGGGTGCTGGATTATATGACTTGTTGGAAGAGAGAGGAGTTGTAGTAAGAGGAGTAGTATTTTCACTAAAGGAGAAGGAATTGATATACAAGAATCTAAGACTGTTATTTGAACAAAAACGCATAAAGATCGGGGGCAGACAAGAATTAGCAAAACAATTAGGAATGTTAACAAGAGAATATACAGAGACAAAACTAATGAAGATAAAGTCAGATTACAAGGACGACCATGCTGATTCACTTGCTATAGCCTGTCAGGCAGTATCATCTGGAGACCAATGGCACGTCATTAAAATGTCCAAAGAACTACAGGAAACCCTATTCGGTTAATCTTTATATATTAAAATACCAAGTATATACATGGTTGAAGTATCCAAACCTAGACGAAGACCTGCTATAGTCAATCCTGAGACTGGAGAGTCAGGAAAATATCGCAGAGTCCAAGGTAGGCACGTTTTTGAGCCTTCAGCAGAACAGGAAGCCAGTGAAATAGGAGACAAAGAACTAGAAAGATGGGAACATCCTTCGCCTTCATTTAAAGAAAGTGATGAAAAAGACAAGAATACATATGGATATGGTAGACCAAACGACGGTTCTGACCCTAGACCTGATGAAACTTACAGAGGAACCAGAGGAGATGCTGTAGAGAGTGAAACTTATATAGGAACAGGAAGTAAAACAGACATGGATAAACTTGCCGATACCAAGTTAGGAGACAAAATAAAATACTTTGACAATGGTATATCAGGAGATGGAACTGTTGTCAAAATAAGCGGTTCATACATTACATTATTAAAATCAAACGGATATTTTCAAGAAATACATATCAATGATACTTTCCATGTGTCAGAGATTGTAAAAGGCAAACCTTGGAACAAACTATCCAATGATGAAAGATCAGAGGCTTTGACCAAAGCAAGATGTCCTTTGTCATATATTACAAGAAGTTGGTTAGAAATTCCTGAAGAGGCAAGACAATATATCTCTAAAGTTAACATAGTAAAATCTGACGTAGAAGACGGCAAATATGGAGATGTTCCAACAAACACATTCTTTGATGCAGATGATGA